GCTCCCGGCGCAGGTCCCTCTCGTGACGCCTTCGCCCCTTTTCGGTGAGGTAGTCCTGGAGCCACTTCAGTCCGAAGCCCAGAATCAGCGTAGCCACCGGCACCAGCCACTTCCAGTCGCCACCAGCACTCGCCCCTGCAGTGGTCGCCGGCGCCGCCTTTGCGGCCGCCAGGTAGAGAGCTTCCAGCATCTTCAAATCCCCTGTGTCCTGTCACAAGTTTGCTTGAACGATTTGACGATTTGATCAAATCGGGGATTCCTGCAAATAGCAGAGGCCCCTGGCCATTCTCCTGCAGCATCATCCCAGCACTGGGAATCAGCCTTGGTCTTTGTCAAGAGTTCAAGCGCCACAAAAAGTGAGGCGGCCATTAGGCCGCCTCTCTGATCTGCAATCGAATGAATCTCAGCCGCCGATCGTCTCGGGGCTGTCTTGGTTCTCGAAATCGACCGACTTGAAGTGATACTCCACGAGTACCCAGCCACCGGCACCGCCGTTTGCGCCGCCGACAAACGTGTAGCCCCACGTTTCCGTGTTGCCCTGTCGATCACGAGTCGTGACGGTGAATTCATCACCTGCGTTGCCATTGGAAGGCAGAGGCACCGGAGGACCAGGAGCGGATGCAGCTGTGATTGCGCCGCTCACCCGAGCGCTTTTGGAGGTCGTCTTTTTGACCACCTCGACACTCACGCCGTTCAATACTGGGCCGTATTCAGGGGACTGGCGTGCCACCCACTCCAACACTGCCTGGGCCTCAGTGGAACCGGGCGCGTAGTTGCTCTTGGAATTGATGGTGACCACACCCGGCTTCGTCTGGGCGCTGACTGACACCGGCGCCGTAGCAACCAAGAGACCGATTGACGCTGACAGCAACAATACTTTCAGATTCATGCGATTTTCCCTATCGATGTTTCCGTTAATCCGGCAACTGTCCAGTTGCCGGTCATCAGCTTCTACCATGTTCGTTCAGGAATGGGCAAGTGCGTTACCTCGATGGCAGTCCCACCTCAAAGCAGCCGAGCGCCTGAGAACGGGCCCTACTCCATCCAGGCAAATGGCCGCTTCATGGTCTCCTTGGCCAATCGGTTCGCCCTTACGGCTTCCCTCCAGCGAGAGATCTCAGCCACGTCCTGCCGCAGCCTCGCCTCGTGCCTGGCCACCCACATCTCGGCGCCGGCGCGACCTTGCTCGTAACTGCTGCATCTGCGGAAAGGCCCTCCGGGCCCATGCCGATGGCGATCCAGCGACGCAATCCACGTGTGGTCGTCTACACGCTGGGACATGCTCACCAACCACACGCCCTCGCACGCGATCACGGTCAGGGGTTCGTCCGCCTTGCCGGCGGAGCTTGTTGTCCAGTAGAAGGATTCGGGAAGTGACATGGACGGGAGGATACGAATGGCGGTCGCAGCGCCTGCGATTGTGAGCACTTTATTGCCACGCGTCGTCCAGCCGCCCTACGCTGCCAATCGGTGCTCGTAGAAGGGATGCCGCTTGTCGTCGAAGATCCGATAGAGCTCGGCCAGGTCGGCGGGATTCGGGTTCAGCCAAGCGTCCACGTGCTCAGGCTTGATGTTGATGATCGTCCGGTCGTGGCCGGCGGCGGCCACCTCGGGTTCCGGGTCGTCGGTGATCGCGGCGAACGACAGTAGATCCGGTTCCTTGCCGGCCCGGTCCACCCAGTGCGAGCACAGGCAGGCCACCAGCATCGGCTCGCGCGTGCGCGGGGTGAACTGCACCACCTGGTTCTTGCCGTCCGGTCCCTCCACGTTCTCGTAGAAGGTGTCGACCACCATCAGGCCATGGGTATGACCGAAGGCCGGTGCCCAGAACCTCTCCAGGCTGTCGCGGCGGGCGTTGTAGGTGCCGGGGAAACGTTGGTCGTAGTTGGCCGGCTTCCCGGCCAGTCGGCACTGATGGCGCATCGGCTTGATCGTGAGCTTTCCGCCCTCAGAGACGATCACCCGGGCGTAAACGCCGGGGAAGATCCGGCTGTCCCGGTCCTTGCCGTCGGCGCGCTTGAGGTCGGCCAGCTTGCCCATGGCGCGCTCGACCTTGTTGACAGCGATTCGCACGTCTTCCCGGGCCTTCTTCGTCTCTTTGGCCTGCAGCGATCGCTCCGCATCGGCCAGGCGCTTCCGGTTGGCGAAAAGCTCCTGCTCCAGAATGGCGGCCTCGGTCTGGTTCCACTGCTGGATCTCTGCCCACACCGCTCGCTCGGCCGCGCTGGTGCCGGCCCGGAACGCATCATCCATCGCCTTCGGGGTCTTGGGCCGCTTCTTGCCCGGGTCGTGGGCGTAGAGCGCCGCGAACTCCTGCAGCGACGCGGTGGCACCGGTCATGCGGACCAGCTTCTGGTACGCGGCGGTTATCTGGGCGGAATAGCACATTGCCCGATTACAGCACGCCGGCCTTATCGCACCGTGAGCGAATCTCGCTCCAACCATACTATCCGGACATAATAGTCTCAATTAATAATCGCCTAACGCTCTCGAGCATAGGCGGTGTGGCTACCCCAGCACTCCTCTGGCACGATTCCACTCGGCGATCACGCCAAAAATCAGGGGGAAGTACATGGGACGCTTTGCCAGTGTCATTTTGCTAGCGTTGCTTTCCGCTGCTCCGTCATCTGCGGCAGCCAACGCCTCTTTGAAACCACTCGATTACTATTTCGTTAAATTCAAAGGCGAGCACGATGTCATGCGGGACGCAATTAAGAATGACCCCGACATCCCATCCAGTCAGAAACCAGTAGCTTATAAGGAGCGCTTCGAGGAACTGCAGGGAAGATTCAAGGCTGAGCGAAGCACCGAGTACGCCAGCCAGAGAGCAATCGTCGTACAGGACCATAGCTGCACTAAGGGATCTTCGGGCGGCACGAAGAAGTGCGGAACGAAATGTGCCTCCGCTCCGTCACCAGAGTGGTTCACCGAAGCGAGCATGGT